CACCAGTTTATTTGGGTGCGGCCGGAACCCTTTTCGGTAACGCTTTGTTACCAGGTTCTTTGCAATCATATTCTGTTAGAGCTAATCGCATCCGAGCTATCGGTGTGCGCATTAACCAGGCTAACTGGACTTCTGCTGATGCATTCACTGATATGACGCTCGAGAAGCGCCAAGCTGGTGTTGCTATCAGATATGTTATGCCAGCGCCATTCAAAGTGGAGTTACCGCCCGTTAACCAATACACTACTCTCATTTTTACTGATGTAGACACTGGTTACTACCGCAATATGAGTATTGTCCAGGGCTCTGCTACCGCTTCTCTCTCGTTAGAAACACCATCTACTTACACTGCCACAACTGCTGGCTTTGCCGCTGAGTTGGCTAACCACAACGCGCCCAACATTCTCCCGTCTGCGCTCGCCAACCACAATTCTCCACACGCCCCAGCTCCGGATGGCTCTTTAGCTCAGCACTTGCAATCTAGTACTGCCGCTAGGCGACCAGCCGCTCCTATTGTGCGCCCCAGTCGACCAACCCCGAAAGCTAGTGCACGGCAGGCGCCAGCCTATACTGCACCTGGCGAATGGATGGCTGTTGCTAAGCGCTCAGCAAAGGAGGTTAAACAGTTCAACACCAAGCGTGCTGAAGCGGCTGCCGCTCGTAAGCTACAAATTGAAGCTGACAGCGCCGCGGCCGTTGCAGCCAGCTCGAAGCGCACTGTTGAGGAGGTAGCCGTTCCAGAGCCTTTAGTTGCTCCTGCTGTTACTACTCCAGTACCTGCTACACGGCTACCAACTAGGTTAGTGCCAGGTCAGAAGCGTGCCTCTGTTAGGTCTGGAGCTTCGATTAGTAGGCCAGGTGTCGCGGCTACTTATACGCCTAAAAACCCGACTAACCTAAGCCAGTTAGCGCCTAAGATGGCGGCTGCTATGGCTCCGCCCCCAGTTAAGTCATCACCCGGTGCTTGGAAAGTCTTACCGCCCAAGGTAAGTTCGTTCCCGAGTGCCAAGAAGATGTATGTCGCAAGCGAAACAGCAGCACTGCAATTGAAGGCAAAAGCGTCTAAGCTGCAAGATGATGTTAATGCTTACCACATGGCTATCGTTGAAGCAGCTGATAAATGGGATAACTCATACAACGAGGCTCTCACTGACGTTGCCCTTCCTGCACGCGGTGAAATACTCTCCAACCCTAACAGAGTTATCGCCACGCCAATCGTCGCGGCTGATGAAGTCAACGACGGCGCTGCGATTGAAGTCCAAGCTAATTGGGCTCCTGACCCTAGTGTTACTACTCCTGTAGTTGACGGCGTTATCTTGAAGGGGCGTGACGCTAAAGTTGGCGTTCTACCAGTTAGCTCGGGTAGTGGCTATGTTACTGCCACTGCTGCGGATGACTGGCAAGATTTTGACGCGGCCGGCTTAGACGTTGATGGAGCTGATCCGCCGCCTTTAAACTAGTATGGAAGTCTGGAGGTTACCCTGGCGCACTCCAGCGCTTCCTTTACATATCTGATCTTTTGTATTCTCCAGAATTAATCTTCTGGTTTAAAAGATCTATTTCCTTTGCTCAATATTTTAAAGAACGCGGGGACCATGTTCACATGGTTAACGCGTTGCATAGATTAATGAAACCCCTTGGTTTTATTAAATTGAGCGATAGGAATCCGCGCCCCAATTTTGTACCTAATTTCACTCGCATGGTGACTCATTTTAATTTAAACGACGCGCCTCTTGATCCGTGCGACGCCTTGATCCGGTACATTTTATTGTCTCCTGCGCCTAGCGAAATATGGCAACTGGCCCCTGCTATTCTATTTTGGAACGATATTTTACTACCCTTCAAGGAGTGTCTCCGATTCACGATGGCACCAGCACCCGTTAACTGCACTTCATCTATATGTGAGCGTATCCTATCTCGTTATCCTACAGTTGAAGGGCGTGCCGGTGGCAAAACCAATTTACATTTACCTGATTTACCATTCCACCCAGTTGTTAGCCCTCTTGGACGTATCACAATCTCTATGATTGTCGGCGGTGACGATAATGATTGGGAAGAAACTGCAGCGGTTGCTCTGATTTTAGCTGACCAATTTTCAGAATTGATGGGCTCTATGTTTATACCATTTTTACATAATCATAAGCATTTTCTTTCGCTACCTCTCCTCCAGTACGTTAAGTTCTTAAAAGCTGTGCATACAGGTGTTCGTGTGACAAGAACTTTTGTTACTTCAGATTCCGGTGAAATTCATCTTACACGTGATCAGTCCAGGTTGTTATATGGGATTGATTGCATCACAGGACGTTCAGAGCATCTTAAACATGACATTGTCGATGAGATGCGCATGCGTTTAGAAGATCCAAGCATTAGATGTCTTCCTACTATCACTAAATCTGGTCTCGCCTGGTCTAGTCACGCTGCTTACCGCCATGTTGTGCAAGTTTGCTGTGATGAAGCAATTGATTCAGCTCTCTCTGACAAAGTAGACCCTATCTCATTTGAAGATTGGTACGCTCAGCGTATGCACTGGGCAGCTAGCGGAGGTGCCCCTGGTGCTAGAGTCGTATGGGATGTTAATGCACCAGCTGAAAGGATGAACAAACGCGGTGCGCTACTAATTATACCCGAGTCGCATATACGAGAGATTCTTAAAGTTAGCTGTGGTGCTGTACTCTGGTCAAAAGCTTCTCTTAAATATGAGAATGGTAAGATACGAGCTATATGGAATACGAGTGTCGAGCACTACGTTATACAGGCATACATCCTTGACATGTTCGAGAAAGCTCTTGCTCCTAACACCTGGGATACTTCGGCTAATAACCTTGAAGCTAAGTTTACTGGTGATATAAGAAGGTTAGTCAATCTCAAATTTAATACTGGTGTTATGTGGGATTTTTCTGATTTTAATATTAATCACACCCAAGAAAGCATGGCCGATCTTTTCGGTAGTGCTGTGCGTGGTATTTCTCGGCGTTTAGATGTCACCCGTAAAGATGCATCCTATATACGCAGAGTAAAAACTGATCTCGACGCCTGTTTACAATGGGTTTTAGCTGCTAGGTTTAATACGATCTTAGAAGATCCAGAGAGTGGGTTAATCGCGCGCGTAGTGCGTAGTATGCAATCGGGCGAGCGAGCCACAAGCTTTCAGAATACTTATCTATCTAGGGTGTACTTCTTAGTAGTTCACAAATGGGCCATGACTCATATTGGACGCCCGCTGTTACACAATGAGTCAGCGCATTTGGGTGATGACGTCTTTGCCACATCTGCTAACGTCACTGATGGGGTTATTGCTTGTATCCTATATAATTTATTAGGTTACGCCGGACAGCTGTTTAAGATTACTGTTGATTATTCTGAACGTGGCGAATACTTGCGTCTAAACTATGATTCATCAGCCGCTAAAATTGCAGGTTACCCTGTTCGTAGCGCTATGGGTTTAATTGGGGGCGAATTTTTCCGTGATTCGGTCGTTGATCCTGGTGATCGTGCTAGCGCTTTCATTGACCAGTACAGTAAAGTGGTCCGGAGATCTGGACAAATAAAGAGCCAGCTGCTCACCACACTTATTAAACGTAACTGTGCAGTTATGTACACTACGTCTGGTGGTGTGAAGAAATCAGTTGTCCCTAATCTCGAGTTACTACTAGCTCCATCGGCATTAGGCGGATATGGAATCAGCAAACCATTTGGCGACAGCGGTAAGATGGTAGGTGGCGATGCAATTTTGACTCGACTTCCAGCAACTCCGCTGCTCGGTTCTATATGTGATGTTGCCTTAGTTAGCGTCCAGACCATTTTCTGTTTGGTCATACCTAGCGGCGAAGGGAAAACAACACTGAAAACTAAATATCCCAATCTATTTGTAGACCACGACGACTTACATCAACCTGCAACTTGGCTCCCTCTGCTTAAAGCAGCACGGGCAACCAACAAGTGGGACCCAGTCACTACGTATAATATACATTGCGTTGAGTCAGCGCGTGACCAGATTGCTGGTAAGATTGTATTAACTTGGGGCAAGGGGCAAGTTCCTAGTTATTGTTGTTACTTAGGCACATTTATATTGACATCACCTACTAAAATACGCTCTAACGTTCAAAATCGCCAATCTTTGGGAGTCACACCAGCCACGAATACTTTCTCTTCATGGGCCAAACGTGATCAAGCTATCTTTAGAGCTATTGGCAATTATTTGAACGGTAATTCAATAGCTTTTTACCAGAAGAGTTATTCTTTAACTAGATTCACTCGTTCTGGCGGGTCGGTTAATCCACCGACTTATGAGCCACCGGAAGTGTCACACGACGTGTTCTTCGGAGCCAGGGCACGTCACTATAATAAGAATGCTTCATATCTTAGAGACTTTAAAACTATGCACGAGCTCGGAGTTGACGTGGCTAATAAGCAAATTCAACGTGCGATTTTAGTTTCCGCCTTGCCAGGTGCATTTCCAAAAAACAAAATTTCAGACTCAATTGCTAATTTTGCTGAGAAGCTCGATAAGTGGTTAGGTGGAGTGCAAACTTTAAATGAACCCCATGTGGTTTCTGAGCTGCCACCTGATACATTTTTATTAGCTAAAGATTTCTTTTTTAAGCAGTTTACATCACTAGGTGAGATTCTCAACTTTCCGCGTGATTACTATCACGGCCAAGTACATAGCTCACCTTATGGTTTTGAAGGTCTAAGTCTTTCCAATAATTTCGGAGCATTCGAATCCTTAATCTTGCCGTGCGGTTTCACATCCTCTGCTGCTCTCCAGGTCGCTTTGCATGAGCTTGAGCCTCTTCATCTACCAGGCATAGCTGGGAAGTGGTGCAGACTCGTGGCGGCTAGCAGAGCTGCTGCGGTTTCAAGAGCGTGGCTGTCATTCCAGCAGCAACTTTCAATCAACCAATTCTATTATTCTGATGCCAAAGTTTTACAGAACTTAACTAATTACTATGAAGGTAAATTATCCTTCTACCCTCCGCCATATACTGGATATGGCACTACTCCAACGTCTTTGTTCCGCGCGTTGGCTCTTAACTTTATGGAACAACACACTAACTTTCTCTCCCTAGATAGGCTGTCATTATACGACAAAGTATCCAGGCTTGAGTTGTTATGTGCTGATGCATTTACTACAGCTTCATTTATTCACTTTAATATACCATTAGCTTACAATGATTAAATTAATGTAGTGAGTGTATGTGTCATATGAC